AACACCCATGAATCGCATATTGCCACCGGTATCGTTGTTGTTTATAACCTTTCTACGAATTGCACCGCGCCATCCAACAAAAGCTGGCATACAATAAGTGAGAGGAAAAGTAGGAACAGGATTAACAGACCTGGTATTACCAAAGGAGTCGGTGTAATCCAATACACCAGACCCAACATTTGCATAACTCGCACGGTAAAAAGGACGTACTTTGTTCCGAATGGAGGAAATCTTTGTCCCAACCGAATTGGTGGGAAGCTTCCAAGCTGTGTGAAAACAATATCTGCGAAATAAATCACGCAGAGTTGTAACGTGCTCACCCATGAAAACTTCCATATAATGATCTGTCTGCGGAGTTGCCTCCACATTCATCGACATGGACATGGTTTCCAATGGTTTATTCTCCTGTTTATCAACCATAGTCTCCGCATCAGAATGAGACTCCAACAAGGAAGAAGAAACCAAAAGAGGTGTGTATGACAGATTCTCGATCTTAGTACTATCAGGTACAGTAAATTTCATGTCATCACAAGCTTTGACCCAAATGTTAACATAAACATCAGGTGCGGTGGATGGATCCCCTGGAACTGTTAGCTCATTTAAAACGGTTAAAGTCAGTTGACCATTACTATGTATAGGGTCCAAAGGAGCCAATGATCCGCGTGTTGCCCAATCCTTGGGCACATCCCCGATCTTTCGAATCTTCAGGAATGGCTCGGAAACTCCCCAACCAACTTCTACTTCAAAATCTCGAGTTTCAGCAATATCAATAACTTCGGAATACTGCTTATTTGCATCTCTATTCAAATATCCATTTGGGTCGTATTGCAAAAGCAAACGTCCCTTGTGGAAATTAGAGGCTACAATCTGAAATCGAAAGGTAATCGTACCATGCCAGTACTCAAACAGCTGTGACATAAATGCCATTGGTGTCATATTGTACGTGGTGCCACTATTATTACTCAAAGCTGGGGTAACATTGCCGTTGAATATCACGGCACCTGGTGTATCACCATTTTCATACGTACCCCAGCGAGACACAGCCAAAAGCGAAGACTTCTGAGCAATATCTATAATGCCCATATGATCTTGAGACTGTAAACCCACTGTTCTAGGGTCAATAGTTAGCTCATTTTTGGAATCAAGAGTGAGCTTAAGTACCTCATCTCTACGATCAACCACCGCAAAAGGTGCTGATGACATGGCTTTCACCTGATCAACACCATCAATGTTAGGAGGTCGAGAATATCCAAACAATGTCGCCACTTGACCAACTTTTGTTGCAATCATTTCAGTTGCACGAGCATATGGAACGACTACTGGTAACGTATTCAGCCAACCAGCAGCAGCAGCTACTGCACTTGCAGGCTTGGAAATAATTCCTTTACCATACTCATCATTCGTTCGCATGGAAGTCGCTCGTCCTTTTGCATGAGACTCAAGCAATGAACTAGACTGCAAAGCAGTAGGAGTTGTGAGAACAACATCTTCCATATATGCATATACACTCATAGTGACGTTTGCATTCTCACCAGATGCATGCAACAATGGGTTGAGAGGTAAAACTATAATCTCACCCATGTTGTCCCAATCACGTTCAGGGATACTTAAATAATTCTTATACCAAAAGAATGGCAAATGCATAGTACCTCCTTCACACGATGTGGGATTAAGCAAAATATGGGGACGCTGGGAATACGGGACATAGTCACGTTCCTGAGAAAGGGGATAAGTCAAATCCGAATTCTGCGGTAGTGGTTCATATGCCAGCATTATACGACCATACAAGAATGCATTTCCGTTTATAATGGCTTTAATCACCAAATTACCACTTAAGTTGTTAAAATATTTCAACTTCTCAAAGACTGCAGGATTCTCACAAAATGATTTCCAAGGATTAAAACCAGCAATAATGTCGAGTGGTAAAGCAGATTTCCACCGATCCTCGTAAATTAAAACAGGACGCCTAAGAAATTCACCCAATGAGGAATCACTGGACTGAATGGAATCAAAAGTTTCATCCTTAGCACTCTGTATATTCATACCGTAACCAGGGTCAGAATCAATAAATTCCAAAATCTGTTTGGAACCTGTGTCTCCGCGCGCAACTGACACCTCCGAATGAGAATCCAGAGTAGCGAAAGTGCGCTTGCGAGAAAGATTATCTCGAGCGACGCGAGATTGAATCTCACGTACTGAACAATAAATCTTTTCAAGCAAATCAATAATTTTGCCGCTATCCTGCGGACTTACACATGAAGCACATTGTGGGGGCTTCGTAAACCGTCTAAATAAATTAAAATTGGTAACACATTAATACTAATGCTGCACAAGTAGTGTCAAACTAAATGCAGCACGATCTCAAAATTGGTGGACAAATCCTATGTAAATACATCTAATTCCTAAAACATAAAGCCTATCACTGTGACACGTGAGAAAAATAGTCACAATAACGGTATCCAAATATGTAGTCTGCTCTTTAACACAACGCGAGGCAGTCCGCGTTTATGACAAGTTTATAGAGATTCAGGCTCGGGGCAGTACTTACGTACAAAATTTGCCAGATAGCTCTCATATGACACATTAAGGTTGTTAACAAACGCACCTAAATTGTGTCGAGACGCAATAGTCTGGACTTTTTCTCGCCATTCCTCATAAGGCCCACGCCCATGATTAAACATCTCACGAATACTACCATCTAAATTAACTCCAGATGCAATATTAGGAGGGAGTGTATCACTTGCAGAGCAAAATAAGGACTTCAAAATTGACTCTCTTGACAAAGCGCCCAAGTACATTTCCAAATCAGGATTATAAATGGGAGTACGCTTTAAAAAGTCAACATTCTCAAGAGTAACAAAATCAGGGGCACTATCCGATTTATCGGCAGGAGTGTATTTAATTCCAACTCGAGCGAATTCTCGGGAAAGTGTGTTAAAATGAAAATGTTCACTTACTTGTTCACTTGGAGCAAAAAGACTATCATCACCGTAAAAAGTCACGCGAACGTTGTCTTCAAACAACAGTGATTTGTCTTTTATAACACGATTGTAGACACATCGATGGTAAATCGCATTCACAATTCCATTAATGTAAACAGTCATATTCTGCCCCGAAGGGTTACTACCAGACATGCGGATAAGTTCTCCATGGTAAGCAATTACTGGATTAGCAACCTCATTAGCAATCATCTGCATAAGAAACAAGTCTCGCTCTTCATATTTCATAAGACGAGCAATGTCAATCATGCAACCAAAAGCTGCCAAGATAACATCCGGTGACATACCAAGATCATACTTGGAAAAATCCCCAGCAACATAACCAACCTTGTCACCATAAACCTTAAGATATTCTACGAGTTCATGGAAATCTGGACCAGATGCATTAATACCAACTGCTTGCTCACTCCTCAACGGGAACCGTGACATGAAAG